GTACTATTTCTTGCTGCCGTCCTCCCCTGGTGTATAAGCTTTCCCCTACGAACTGGGGCGACGCACCAGTCAGGTTGCCGCAATTCTAGTATAACCAAAAAGCCGCCTCTCACGCAAGGCGACTCTATGGGAAAAAAGTATAATAGGATGGGCAATAATGATTAAAAATTATTGCTTGAGCCGGAAAGAGGTGAGATGAAGCACCTCCCAGGCACTTTTATTATACCACCAAAAAGAGCCAGCTAGTGGCTCTAATTTGATGGTTGATTGTCTTACTGGACGTTTTTATTATAACAAAAAATCGCCGGTATGGGTGGGTATCACCAGCGATATTTTTATTATATTATAGCTAAGAAAGCTTGTCTAGTTCTTCTTGGAGAATCTTAGCAGCATTCTTGTTGTCCAGAACTTTCCAATAATTCGGGTCAGGATATCTATCCATCAGGAACGGCTTAATCTTACATCCAAGCACCATTGCCTCAAGTGCACATCTGCCAATGGCATAACACTCTTTATATGGAGCGATAAACTTTAGTAGCTCTTCTCTCTCTAGGTCCGCTGGCGGGAAGTCTAGATCTTTCGGCAAGTTCTTATCTTCCTGCTCTTTCTTAAACGCCCAGCGATTCCCAGCGTAGCAAGCCTTCTTTGTCTTCTCGGTCTTGAATTGGCTGACATAGTCAACGTCTATAGACAGTGGCAAAAATATTGCTTTATACCCATTACTCTTAGCCCACTCTAGCGTAGGCTTTGTCGATACCACTAAAATCGGGTCTTCGAGCTTGGCGATCCACGGATAAGTCTTATCCCAGTCTAAATTATGGTGGATAAAGATAATCGACCGGTGATAATGAGGAGTAAATCTCATGCCAAGAAGGTCCCAGTCTCTATCTGTTTTTATAAGAGGAAGCATATTCTTCTCTATTTCTTTCGCATAATAATACGCTCCATTGTACTTACCGCTACTGAATGTCTTGCGATAGCCTCTATATTGCGCGTTGTCTACGCCTATTACCTTGCTCATATTTTCATTATCCAACAAAAATACCCCCGAAGGGGTATTTCTATTTGGGATTACTTTGTGTTATTTTACACAACCAGTAAATTGGTCGAACTCTACGATAAGCCCGTACATTGGGAATGTAATGCCAGTGCCAACATAGACTGTATCAATCATACCGACATAGAGCTTGTCGCAGTCGTATGGCTTGATGTTTAGATGGTAACCATCCTTTTCGAAGCTATAGCCGACGCGTGGGTCGAGGATAGCGACATACTGCTTGGTTGCAGTGTTATTCCAGAGTGGATACTGAGTAGACAGAGCAGCGGCGCCTGAACCACTAGCACCAACGGTCATCCATGGGCTGCGCATCAAGACGACGACATCGCGATCGATGCCGAGAATAGCCTTAACGCGTGGAGCTAGTTCAAAGCCAGGAAGTTCCCAAGCCTCGAAGGTATTGATACGCTGGGTAGCGAAGTCGAGGTTGTAAGGAGTTTCAATGCTGTTGATAAGCTCGGTTGCGAATTCCTTGGTAATGAAGACCGTAAGGTTCAAATCACGGAAGCTATCAGTCATGTACTGAACAGCCTGTGGAACGACGCAGCGAGCGTCTGCCGTGACAGTGCCAGCAACCCAGTAATGAGTTGGGCGTTCCTGAGCGACGAATGCGTCGACGGTCGTTGCAGGTGCAGCTACGAGGCCATCGATGACCTTGTTCCACAAATCAACGTCACGAACGAACTCATAAGCGCGCTTGGAGAGAGCGTACTGAGAAGTGAAGAGCTCTGTATCCCAGAAGTCTTTGTTCTTGTCGCACATGCGGACGCCGTAAGCGTATTCGCAATCGAAGCGGAAGCGAAGCTCATCAAACTCTGGAAGAGTGTTAATGCAAGGAACTTCACAGTCGAGGACGACATGAGCATGACATTCGTCACCTGTGTTAGCTGCGTATTCCAAGTTCTTCTTGCTTACCAAGCTGAATGGATTCTGGTTTTTCTTAATTGGGAGAATAAGCTCCTGGCCATATTTAAGATTGCCAAGGAGAGCGGAGTCTTCAATCAAAGACTGGCCGTTGAAGAATGAGCGGGAGCTGTTGAGCTCTTGCTGCATTACTGGTTCTTCGACAATCTTCCTAGCGAACAAATCGCGATAGAAAGGGAACTGAATGTTATAGTCGAAGACGTTTGTGGTTGAAGGAGTCGTAGGGGCACCTACAGTCGTCTGGGTGTACCCAGTCGTAATAGTACTCATGTATATAACCTTTATTATATTTAACTTTTCTATCTATACGTCGACCTGAATCCGGCGATAGCTAATCGTCTAACTCTCGGCTGCCATATAAAATCGGCCTCTAATTGGCATCACTCTTCGGGTTAGCGGCCCGCCGGGCTATCCAATCTTTGGTCTACCTTACTGGCTAGACTTAATTATTTTATAACACGCGGTAGAACGATAAATATAAAAAATAAAATTAAAATTAAAGAATTGCGAACCCGTTTCGTTTACCCTTCTCTATCTCTGGCATAGTGAGAGAACCGGCATAAATCCAGAGAGCAGCTACGGTATCGTCGTGATGACCGCGCCTGGCCTCCATCCTTACTGAAGTTCCTTTATGCTTCTTCACCATATTGCGCAACTCATCCAAAGTAATCTCGTCGTGGATTTTAATGCTCTCTCTATCTAATAGAGTCGTGAGCTTATCTATAAAAAGCTCCTTCGAAGACACAGTGGTACGAAGGCCAGGAATCCTGTCCGCCCTATTCTTTTTGTCTTGATAATACCAGTGGTAATACCTTCTGGAATTGACAGCAACAATAAATCCATTGGCCACATTAATCTCCGGGCATAACTCGGCATTATTGTAAATCGTGCCAATAGACACTGCCCAATCGGCGTAGTCCTCGTCAGCTAGGCCTCTATCCCTAAACGTGGCCACCTGCTCGTGATTAGTTAAATCCATAACGTGCATAATGAAATAATCGGTGTCCTGCGAGCGGGCTGTGATTGGGTCGATTGCTATTCTATACCTATGACCGTATATAGGCTTCCTAAAAATAGTAAATGGAGACGCGTCTGCAACCTGAGCTTCAACCTTCCGCGTCTGATTATCGGTTAAAATACGGTACCTCTCTCCAGCCAAGATGTTTGGCTCCTGCTTGTCGAGCGACTCCTTAGAGAACACGGTTTTATCAGTAGTAAGGGCTAGAATATCCTCAACAGATGTCGGGAACTCGAATTTCATCTTACTAGTGCGAAGAGCGCGCCTATGGTACCAGCCAATCTTGTCGTGCCATTCCGACTGTGGAACATGATACTTCGCCATAGCTGGGATGATAACGTCTTTGTCGTACTCGGTGTAATCGTCCTCAATATAACCAGCGCCGTCCCCCTCTCGTCCATAAACTAGGAACCACGGGATAAACACCAACTCCATCTCGTTTGGGTTATCTAAGGCGGTTTGTATCTTGTTCAAGAAATACTGAGAAAGCCTGTCAGAGAACGTACCAATATAAGCCGTGAATGACCAACCGTAACTGGAAATAGCGCCGGAGATAGCGTCCTCGACCATCTCTGGATTGCGGTATTCGGACGGCTCGTCTGCTAGCCATACCGAAACCGTACCGGAACGGACAGAGTTTGATCCAGCAGAGGTAATCTCATAATAGCCACCGCGCGGGATTCCCTTGATGTTCTTGTAATGAAGAAGCGTAGACGTGCCGATTGTCTCTCTCTCGATTGTTGGAAAAATCATCGGATGGACATTTGAAAGAATAGGCGCCATCTTCTGGCGGAAGAACTTGGCCGCGGCAGATGCTTGCTGCATAGTGGTGACCACATTAAGATTCTCCATGCCCGGAACATAGGCCTCTATGTAATTGGAGATAGCAGTTAATAGTGTGGATTTGCCGAACTGGCGTGGCCCAATAATCACGCACTCTTTGTGCGTCGTTGCTCTCGTCTCCTTATCAACATAGGAGAGAATCGTACGAGCGATCATCTCCTGGCCCTTGTTCATAACAGGATGAACAAACTGGCGCGTATCCCTATCTTGGAGAACCATACAGTTCTCAAAGAAATACTTAAACCCGTCAAAAGTACCAGATAACGCAAGATGTATCTGCTCGTTAGTTAGATTCTCCGTCTCCGGATATTCGTTCGTTAATATCTTCCCCATCTTTTTCCTTGAAGACCACCACCATGCTCGGAAATGGAGCCGGAGAGTCTCCGTCATTAAACTTTAGTCTTCCTTTTATAAACCTAATCTCTGACCTAGGATTGTTGTAGATATAATCGTGGAACCATCTGGTATCCGTGCGCGCCGGCAATAGCATGACTGAAGGACCGCTATACTCAGCGCAAGCCTTCACCCATTTGCCTATCTCTCTCCCGTATGGAGGATTGCACCAGACTTGCCCACCCCAATGACTCAAATTTGCGAGACCATCAGTCTCTTTCGTATAATACTTAGCACACTTATGATTACCGTCACTAGCAGCCACATCTAAGTCAAAATGAAACTCCTTATCCAGTTCATCGAAAAACGCCTGAGGAGTCCCCCATTCAGGCGTATTGCTGGTAAACATCCCACTCGTTATCATTGATTCATTGCAGCGTGGATAGCCTCGTTAGCCTCACGCTCCTTTCTCTGTTCTTCGGTCTCTTTAGGAGTAAAAATATTATTGCCTTTAAGAGAGGCATTTAGTTTAGCTACGCTCTCGGTGATAGCCCTAACCATCTCTGGGTCTCTGCTATTCACGGAATCAATCAGCTCGTTTAGCTTATTGAGGAGGTTGGTATTCACCTCCTCAATAGTGGCGTCTTTCCTGACACCCAAAACTTCTCCCTCCACCTTAATTCTCCTCGAACAGCTCTTTG